TACCTGCAAGCAGGATGGTGACGAAGTACATGGTACTTTTTGCTATCGTGGTCGCACTTATGTAAAGTGAGATGGAAGCACTACAAATAACTGGGATCGTATCCCTTAGTTCTGTAGCATTTCTATCATTACTTTACGGTGAGTTAACCCTCTTACAAAAGAGTTAGGAGGGTAAAATGCTGAAGATCAGACTTGAATATGATCTTCCAGTATTTGATCCAGATAAACATGATCCTGATAAAACATTTGCGTTTTTGACGTATCGTGGTGTTAACTATGCCAAGTGGGTTCTTCTTAGATCCCGAGGCAAACAAAACTGGAAAACAAACCTATGAGGACCTTGACGGGTCCTCTTTTTTTGTCTATAATTGTCGGAAGCATACGTATTCTTATGGAGAAAGACAATCTTAAAGCAATCATTAGAAACCTGAGACTTCTTCTTGATGCACTAGAGTCTGAAGTGTATTCTGATCCTTCTGCATACATGGACAAGAGGGAGAACTTTGACGATGAGTACTATCCTCTTGCCGACTACGACGAGGTATTCGAAGATGACGACAACTGATGATTGGAGGTACACGGAGGAGAGAATGAAACTCCGTGAACAATGTCTTAAAGTTTTGTTAAATAGGTATGGTAGTGGTCGTATAGACGAAACATCATATTCTACAAAAGACATTTATGAGTGTGTTGACACTTGGATCTCTCAGGGGAACAAGTTAAGTAATGGAATCGTTGCATACTTCAACGCATATTTCAATCATGATCAAAAAATTCAAGACAAAAAAAGCAATTAAATACATCCTTAAACATCCTGAACTTTTCACTGAAGGTGAGATACAGTATGTTAAACTGATGCAAAAAGAACGTAAGGTTTTAAAAAAGAAACATGAATCAAGCGAAACTGATCTCAGTAACTCCTGATGCTGAGCAACACATTGCGTATTGTGCGCGTGTGTCGAACCCAAACAATCAGGACAATGAGAACTTTGCTGGTCTCTTAAAGTATTGTATTAAACATCAACACTGGAGTATCTTTGAACAAGCGTTCATGACTCTGGAGATGGAGACGACTCGTGGTCTTGCAGCTCAAGTCCTGCGGCACCGTTCGTTCACCTTCCAGGAGTTCTCACAACGGTATGCAAGCACCAACCTTTTGTCATCCGACATTGAACTCCCTGAACTGAGACGACAGGACACTAAGAACCGTCAGAATAGTATCGACGATCTTGATCCTGAAATTGTTGAACGTCTGGAACGTCAGATGGTAACTCTGTTCAGTTCTGCATCGAATCTTTACAATCAGATGTTGGATGCAGGTGTCGCAAAAGAGTGTGCTCGTTTTGTACTACCTCTCGCAACACCAACCAAGATGTACATGACTGGTTCAATCCGCAGTTGGATTCATTACATCGACCTGAGGTCAGCAAACGGAACTCAAAAAGAACATATGGATCTTGCAAACTCTTGTAAGGCGATTTTCAAGGAACAGTTCCCTATCATTTCAGAGGCTCTGGACTGGTAATAAATATACACACATAATGGAGATTTAATGTGGCAACGTATCCTGTAAGAAACAAGGAGACTGGTGAAGAAAAAGAAGTCGTCATGAGTATTCACGAATGGGATAAGTGGAAGGAAGAAAATCCTGACTGGGAAAGATTTTATACACCCGACAATGCTCCCTGTCTGGGGGTAGAAGTTGGTGACATGTTTAATAAGCTTTACACTAAACACCCAGGATGGAAAGACGTGATTAGTAAAGCTAAGAAACAACCAGGATCAACCCTCAAACACTACGATTAATTTTATGCCAGCAAAGAAGAAAGCAGGTATTGGTAGTACCAATCCAGTTCCATTTGGAATGTCTAATAAGATGATGAAGAGAAAGAAACCAATCAATCTTGATTTCATTAAAAAAATTGAACCTATCACTGATAACCAACAGGTTTTCTTTGATAAGTATAAACAAGAACAGAACTTGGTTGCATACGGATGTGCTGGAACTGGTAAGACCTTTATCACTCTCTACAATGCATTGATGGATGTCTTAGATCCAAAGACACCATATGAAAAGATCTACATCGTCAGGTCCCTTGTACCCACCAGAGAGATTGGATTCCTCCCTGGTGATCATGAAGATAAATCATCTCTTTATCAGATTCCTTACAAGAACATGGTTAAGTACATGTTCGAGATGCCAGACGATGCATCGTTTGAGATGTTGTATAACAACCTCAAAGCACAGGGTACAATCTCCTTCTGGTCTACCTCATTCATCCGTGGTACCACACTTGATAATGTTATCGTAATTGTTGATGAGTTTCAGAACCTCAACTTCCATGAACTTGATTCGATGATCACTCGCATTGGTGAAAGTTCGAAGATCATGTTCTGTGGTGACGCATCTCAGTCTGACTTGACAAAACAAAATGAAAGGAATGGTATCGCAGACTTTATGCGTATCTTGACTAACATGCCATCCTTTGATACAATTGAATTTGAAGCAGAAGACATCTGCAGAAGTGGACTTGTCAAAGAGTACATCATTGCTAAACTTGAATTAGGTATGTAATGTTCAATCATGTTGAAATAGATTATCCGTCTCTCGAAAGGGAGACGATTGATGGTGTTAGATATTATGATACCCCTCAAGGTAAAAAATTAGTATCAATCACGTCTGTTATCAGTCATTACAACAGAGAGATCTTCACTAAGTGGAGAAAACGTGTTGGTGTGGATGAAGCAAACAAGATCACTAAGGCAGCAACCAGTCGTGGTACTGACATGCATACCTTGGTCGAACACTACATGAAGAATGAGAAACTTCCGAGTGTACAACCGTTGTCTGAATACTTGTTCAAACAATCGAAACCGACTCTTGACAAGATCGATAACATTCACGCAATCGAACAGTCATTGTTCTCTAACCAGTTAGGAGTTGCTGGGACTGTTGATTGTATCGCAGAGTACGAAGGTGAACTTGCAATCATTGATTTCAAGACGAGCAAGAAACCAAAACCTGAAAAGTGGATTGAACATTATTATGTACAGTGTGCAGCTTATGCTTGTATGCTCTATGAAATGACTGGTATTGCAGTCAAAAAATTTGTGATTATTATGTCCTGTGAGGATGGAGAATGCGTCGTTTATGAACAGTATGACAAGAGTAAGTACATCAAACTTCTCACCGAATATATTAGAGAGTTTGTTCAATTCAAATTACAGGAATATGGCAAAACCTGAACTCAGTGTGGAACAACTCATCGAGAATAAGTTCTACAATAGTAGGACGTTTTCTGAAGAGATTGAAAAGATTGCAAAAGAAAACAAGGACATGAAGTACATGGACTCGATTGTTTTCTTCTGTGAGAAAAACAATATTGACATTGAGTCTATTCCTAAGTTAATATCTAAACCATTGAAGGAGAAACTCAAAGCCGAAGCAATGGAATTGAATCTCCTCAAGAGAACATCTCATGCGAAACTCCCTTTATGATTCCTAAAGTGAAACCCTTCGATTGTTACAAGAGTTATCTTGGATTGAAAAATCACTTCACTAAACAAAATTATGACTATCATAGGTACGGAGGAAAATCTCGTGCGTCTTTAGAATCTTTCTACAAACGTAAGGACAGATTTTTCTTTGAAAAATTGAGTCGTCAGAAAGATGATAGTGAAGTTATTGAATTCTTTGTCTCTAACTTTGTGTCTTGTGATGATCCTCAGTCTCTGTGGATTGGTGAGATCGTCAGAAACGGTGAGACAAATTATACCAGATGGAAGAAACGTGTTCAGAGTTTATCTTACACGTTTCGAACAGAAATAGAAAATGTCTTTTCAGACAAAAAGTTTGACGAGATGTTCTACATTGATGGGACAAGACACCCACACATTGTAAGGGAACATCTTGGAAAGAACTTATCACTCGAATCCCTGGTTATCTTGAATAAGATTCTGGGATTCAAAAAAGAGTTTGATAGGAGACTCAATGATCCTATCTGGAAGTTCTTGTCGATGAGAATTGACAAGTACGATTCCTTTATACATATTGATGTATTCAAATTCAAATCGATCCTTAAGGAGGTTATTATCCATGGCACTTGATAATGCTACTGTGCTTGAAAACTTGAAAAAACAAAAGGCTGAACTCGAACAACAATTCGAGAGTGGTCGTGAGATGTATCTAAAAATTCAAGGTGCTATCGATGTCCTTGAACAGATTGAAGGGATTGAGCAACAAGAAACTATCGCAGAATCAGAACCACAAACACCAGAGGAAGAATGAGTTTCTTTCAGTCAGAAATAGTACAAACAGAGATGAAAGAGATTGCAGAACTCCAAGAGGAGATCTACAAGAATGTCTTTTCATTTCCGTCCATGTCTAACAAAGATAAGTTGGAACATGTGGAAATGTTGGAGACCCTGTTGAAGAAACAACAGGTTCTCTACACTCGTCTGAGTCTTTCTGATGATCCTGAAGCACAGTTGATGAAGGACAGTATCATGTCTTCTGCTCGTCAACTCGGATTCCCTGCTGACGTGGATCTGTCCTACGTTTTTAGTAACATGACAAACGTCATAGATAATATGAGAAAACACCTTGACGAGTCCCTCT